GCTCTGGATCTTGCGCACCTGATGCAGCACGTCGGCCACGTCGAGCTCGTCGCGCTGGCGGGCAATCGCTTGCGATTCTCGGAGGGCGATTTCGGTGGCACTCATGTCTGCTCCCCATAGTTGCGATTCAAGCGGTAGCCGCATTTCTTACACACGTACCGCGTCTCCACGGCGCCGCCCCGGTTGACGGTGATGCGCTCCGTGAGCGACCGGCAGACAGGACACGTCTTGGTGTCGTTATTCATTCCGTGACCCTGCCGGGGCACTCTTCCATCGCCGCCCACTGGTCGCCGTGGATCGGCCGCTCGCACTTGCGACACAGCGGCAGTGGATCGCCGCGGCTGAAATCAATCTCGTGCAACCGCGCCAGCCGCGCGAAGTGCAGCGCGAGCTCATGGCTGGGGATCTCAAACGTGCTCAACTCACCCTCCCGGCAATCTCGACCATCGTCGTCAGCCAGCAGTCCGCGCACAGCACCTCGGCGTACTCGCCGCCGAACATCACCCGTCGAAGGGCGGGCGGATCGCCGCAGCGCTCACAGCTCGGCAGCGTATCGAGGCACGCGCAGGGGCAGCGACCGTCGCCGAGGCTCATGCCCGCCTCCGCGACCGCGCCCGGCTCGCCATCTTCCGCTGGTGATTCAGGTGCGTGATGCAGATCGCCGCCCCCGGCGCCCGCCGCTTCGGGCAGTCGCTCACGCTGCATTGCGTGGGCGGTTTCTCAGCCTGCAACGGGGCCGGGGTCCCGACGCGCAAGGTGTGCGCCGTCGCGTGGCACGTGTAGAGCGTAAAGGTCGTCGTGTCGAGAATGGGGCTCATGAGCGAGCCGTCAATCCCGCAGCGGCGAGCCATGCTAAGATTCATCTGAGCCATTTCGACCCCTCCAGGTCTGAATGGTGGTTGGTCACAAGGCGCCCGGCACGCTCACCACGTCGCCGGGCGCCGCGTTGTCTGCGCACAGAGCGGACACGTCGTCACCGGCGCGGGATTCACCTTCGCGGGCGGCGGGCCGTGCGGGAGTCTCACCCTTCGCTCGTGACACGTCGTGCCACGCTCCGTGTTACGCCGTGACACGGGTGTGCGCTTTCATCTGTTCCTGCGCCTCTGAGAAGCTGTGCCCCGTGAGCAGACATTCCCGTGCATACGTCGTCCAGCCGAGCCCGCGACGCCGTGCGGCATTGGCGAGCATCTCGATCTCCGAAGGCTTCAGGCGAATCGTTCGCGCTTCGCGGGATTCCATCGGCGTAGGGGGCTTGTGGCCGTTGTACTGCACGCCTAGACCGCCTTGCGCTGGTGGCGGGCGAACAAGCGATCGATGCGGCCCCACACGACCGCTGACGTTATCTGTCCCCGAAGGACCTTTGAGACCAAGCCCGGATCTTTCCGTATCCGCCGGGCGAGCTCGTTCTGCGACCACCCCAATTCGCGCAGGCGCGCATGGACATCCTCGCGAGTAAGGTTTACTGTTGTGCTCAACATGGAGTGCAACATACATCTACCATTGGTATACGTCAAGGGATTTTCTATCGAATGGCTAAGGCCCCGAAATCACTACCAAAGATAGACAGATTTGCGGAGGCCGCCGCACGAGCCAATGTCCCGGTGGAGGTCTTTCGACTCTGGGCGCTGAGGTCACTCCGAGGCGTGAACCCGAAACAGTGGTCACACTGGGAAACCGGACTGAAGCCAATTCCGGAGCGCTACATCATCGACTTCCTGCTCGCGTCTCTCGAGGATGAGCGCAAGCGGCGACCGGGCTGACGGTGCGCCGGCCCCTAGCAAAGGCCCGGCGCCCACATACCAAGCTGTCGCCTAGCCGGCGAAGAGAGATCTTGGCCCGATGGTTTCGTGCGCGCTAGCCGCCAGGCTTGGCGGGCACTCCGTTCGGCTTCTTCCGAGAGAGAAACTCCCCGATGGTGAACGACCCCGCGTAGCTCGCCGCGAAGACGAGGCACCCCTTGATAAACGGCGGCACCCCCGCCACGGTCTCAGGCGACAGACCGAAGAGACCGCCGAGGATCGGAATGAAATGGCCGATCACAGCCCCCGACACGCCCCCCACGATGAGCTCGACGCGCGTCCGCCGATTGAAGCCGAATTGGAGCGTCGGGCTCAGGGCGAGACGGCAGGCCGTCCCGCCGGCCCCGGCGACCAGATAGAACAAATACAGAAAGTTGGGGTTGAGGCAGATTTCCATGTCATCACCAGCCGGGATGCGCCATCGCGATCCAGCGAAAGACACGATCCCCGGCGACGGGGGTATCCGCGTGCAACCGTACTCGAGCCGACGAGGTAATCGTGACCGCCGTCACCTTTTCGGCCGGTAGGTCGATGTCCTGGCGTCCCGACTGGAGTGCCTGGAACCCATGCGGCCCGCCGTCCTGAAGGTCTGGATGAACTTCCACGATGACCAGCTCGGGCAGATCCAGCGGCGCCCAGATGTAGGCGCACAGCATCCGCCATGCGGAGGGTTCAAACAGCGACACCTCGTTGGAGTTGAACTGGCCCGAGGGAATCGTGATGAGGCAGTCGCGTGAGTCACTCATCCCCGGATCACCCGCAGGATGCCCGCGCCCCCGATGCCCCCGCCGCCCGCCGCGCCGCCGACCGCCGTCATGCGCAACGCCTGATCCACTTCGACCACAAGCCCGAGCACCACGACCTTCGTCGACCGCATCGGCTGCGCCAACGCGCTCTCGCTGGTCAACCCGAACGTCCGCGACTTCAGCCGGGAGAACGATTGCGCGCTTGATGTCTCGCTGGCCTGCCCGAAGGCCAGGGCCTTGCGGGACGTGAACGGCTGTGCCAGATCGGTCTCGAGGAGTTGGCCGAATGCCTTGGCCTTGCTGCGTGTAAACGCTTGGGCGACATCAGTCTCAGTGACCTGGCCGAGTGCTCCGATGAGACCTACGGACGGCACGAAATAGCGCCGCACCACCTTGGGACGGAGGAAGGCGTAGGGCTTAACGTGAAGCTGCTTGACTTCTCCGTCAGCGAGAATACGAGACCAGATGTAGAGCGATTCACACGCCCCATCCATTTGCACCCCACCGTCATCGCGCCGCCCAACCCGAATGGTGGCCCCAGAACCAAACGGCGTAATGGTGGAATCCATCGTGGCCGCTTCGGCCACACCATCCAGATAAAATCTTGCGGTGGTCGTGCTGGCCATTTGACTCACGCCATAGGACTGAAAGACGCCAAGCGTGCTCGCCATCGTGGTCGCGGCTTGGGCCACGCTTCCGCCATTGTTCGCCCTGATCAGTGCCATCTTTTGCGCCGAACTACCATCAGTGCGAAAGTCGAACGGAACGTTTATATTGCCCCCGCCCGTATGCTTTCCTGCGAAGTGCCGATAATTTCCGCTTGCGTCAATGACGCCACGCCAGAGAATCGTGATGTCGCCAAGAAAGCCAGCGTCCGCAACGGCATACTCGACGCACGATGACGACGCCGCGGGGAGTGCAACACACAGCCCATTGGCTCTCGCCGCCCATGACGCGCCACCCTGGAAAACCCCGGCGATGCCCCGGACAAGATCGTGGGCCGAACCATTCGCGAGCATACAGAACGCGAGCTTGTTCGATAGTGGATGGCCCCAATCAATCTCCACCGACCCAAACGGCGGCTTCCGCCGTCGATCCGGCCAGAGAAGTGATCGAGCGGTCTTAGGCAACGCCTTCGTCGGTGACGCGAGCGGCCTTCAGGATGTTGCCGCTCGACGGCAAGGCGACGCCGGCCTTGTTGCGCAGGGAGAGTTTGAGCTTCATCGGCAGGATCGGCGCGATGACCGGGGCCGGGCGTTGCGCCGTGGCTGCCGTGGTATCGAGGCCGAAGGTCGCGAGTAGCCCCGTGGTTTGGAGCGCCTTGCCGTGGTCCGAGTAGTTGGTGCCGTCCGCTGCATACTCGGCCCACACATCGACGTAAGCCCCAGCGGTTGGCGAGAGCGAGGCGAGAATCAATTCCAGCATGATGAACGGGTAGCGGGTGCCGGTGGAATTGTCGATGGCGGACGACGCGGCAGAGAACGAGCCGTCAGCGAGCGAATTCAGTTCGGTGGTCAGAACGGAGGCTAGACTTTCCGGGGCCGCCCAATCGAAGGTGGTCGTCGCCATGTTTACGCCACCCCGCCGAGCACCCAGGCCGTCCCGTTCCAGGTGGACCCGTAGCGATTCCAGGGATTGTTGGTCGTCACGTCATCCTGAAAGGCTTGCCACCGGAGTTGGAGTTCGGCTTGGTACTGCGGCATCGACCACCCCGTCTGCCCGTTGATCGTGTCGACCTTCTCCGTGACCGACCCGTTGACGATTTGCGCATTGTCGGCCGCAATCGCGTCCTTCCACGCCGACACGGTGCCGGCGGGTTGCGCATAGAACGACTGGCGCGACGGCGGCACGTCGGCCCAGAGCACATAGCGAAAGATCTTCTGCTCGTCGGCCGCTCGGCCTTTGTCGAGAATGATCACGCGGAAGCGTGCCGCCATCTCTCGGCTCCTTTAACTCGCGCGATAGAAGCCCGCCGCGTTCACTTGGGCGGTAATGTCGGAGCCGTCTGGGGTGACTTCGAAATCATGGAGCGTCATCGGTACAATGCTCGAATCGGCGCTGAACGCCGGGTTGTAGCAGATGATCAAATCCGTCCACGCCGTGCCCCCGACGACCGCGGTCCATGTCTGATCCGGGATGTCCAAATCGACGCGGTCGTTGGCGTCGTCAGGGGAAAACGCCACAAGATCAGCCGCCGCCAAGGTCTTGCGCGCGTAATTGGTATTGGTGACTTCAGCCGATCCACCACCACCGGGCAGACATTGTGCGAGCGTATCGAAATCCCGAAATTGAGCATCCGTCGTCGTTCCAGCGTTGACGACGACAATCGTGAGTCGAGATGTCGACGGGTCGCCGCTCTTGACCCGCTGGTAGTAGCCCGCCACCGATCCCTTCGCGATGTTCGGGATAAGATCCGCCATCAATTCTCCAGTTCGCACGCAAAGAACGAGTCTTTGCGATAGCCCGACGGGTTGTTCCGATCCGGCGACGGCGTCCCTTGATGCCGCTCGGCGACATGCGCCTCGGCCGCCCGGCTGTCGTCCAGCGCCCGGTTACAGTGGCAGCAGTAGTAGCCGGGCGGCAGCACGATCCGGTACGTCAGCGTTTGATTGTCGCCGCGCACGATGACTTTCCCGCGCTCCATCGTGAGCCACCCTTCGGAGACCCCCTTCTCGATTAACCGGGGGGAGAAGTTCTGCGTGGGGTCCGACTCCAGCACGGTCACGCCGCGCACGATGGGCGGATTGGTCAGGGGCTGGCGATACAGGCGCTTGAGCCTCACGACTTGGCGGCCTCACTCAAGGCTGCCGCCATCCGGTCGGCGCGCTCGGCCGCTTTCGCCGCCCGCCGCTCGTGCTCCTCGATCACGGTGCGGAGCTCGGTCAGGTGGCGCTGCGCCTCGGCGGCTTCGGTCTTCAGCGTCGCTAGGCGCTTCTCGATGGCCTGCACCGTCGCAGTAGCCTCGGTGGCCCGCTGCTGCTCGGCGATCACGCACACCTCAGTGTCCCTGGTGACGCGGATGGATTCATCCTTGGCCGCCTGGGTGGCCGCCAGGGATCGCTCCTCGCGCTCCTTCAGCCCGGCGATGTTGCGCTCGAGGGTCAACTGCTGCTCCTCGAGCGTGTCGAGGATCGCCGCGCCCGCTTGGGCGGCTTTCAGGATGCGCGTGAGCGTCGGGGCCATCGACTCGAGCTGGGCCAGAGCGGTGCGAAACTCAGCGGATCGTGGCATCGGGGTCTCCTGTGCTACGTTCCTCAAGTAGGAGGGAACGATGAATCCTCTGGCGTGGCTGCTCGCGACGATCACCGGATCGATCGCCTTCTGGAGTCTCATCACGTGCGATTCGTGGCTTGATGCCGTCGCGTGGGCCGTCGTGCTGCTGCTGGCCATCGCCACGGGACACGAGGAAATCCGCATATCCCGCCGACTGCATCAGCGCCACTCTTCCAGCGGCGGCGACGCCGCGCGCATGCCCTGACCGGCCGTATACAGTAGCCGATTCAGCGCCTGCGGGTTGCGCCCCACAAACGCCATATTGGCGATGACTTCGGGGGTCAACGCGCCAGCCGCCGCTCCGACGCCCAATCCAAGTCCGCCGCCGATGGTCATGGCGCCGCCCGCCGATCCGAAGCCACCCCCGAGCGCGCCGAGCGTGCGCCCCATGGCGTTGTAGGCCATGTCGGGCGGCAGACCACGGAAGCGTTGAACGAATTGATCGATGACCCTGACGCCCTCGGGGCCGAGGTTGGCGGTCAACTGCTTGCGCGTTTCGGGCTGTCGTGAAAGGCGCATCAGCGTCGCGACATTCAGCGCCGGCACTTCGGCGCCTGACGTAATCCGTACCGTCGTCGCCTTGTCGATCAGCGAGCCGACGAGCGAGGCCCCAAGATCCTGCTTGAACGCAGTCGCGGCCTGACGCGCGAGGTCGGCTCCCACGCCGCCCGATGCCGCGGCCGACTCGAGATCCTTGACGATGCCGCCGTAGATCCCGCTGAGCTCGGCCGGCGCGTTGCGCAAGAGTGGCCCGATATCTCGGCGGACGGCTTCAAGTTCGACCAAGGGAATCTCGCCCGTTGGCGTCATCTTGGCCTGCAGATTGTCGATGGTCGTCCGCACCGCCTGGGCCTTGGGATTGGCCGGTGTCGCGGGGAGCGTGATCCCGCTGATGACGCTCTGAATGTTCTTCGACGGGATCATGTCGCCGCCGGCAGCGCGAGCTGAGCGCGCCAGTTGGCCTACATCGACCGACGGTCGAAGGCTCTCGACGGCTTCCTGCCCCGCTTGTCCCGCGGCACCCTGCGCCCGTTCAAAGAGGGTGGGCGTCAGCCGTTGCGCGGTGCGCACGCCTCCCCGGACCAATCGCCCAGCCGCGCCCATCACGGGCGGTATCGCCCCGGCGACCGCAATGGATTCGGGATCTAATTCTTTCCGATCGCCCATGACGTTCTCGGCGCCCTGCGCAAGATATTCGCCCGCAGCCGACGCGGCACCCGAAACGAGCGGGTGCGGAATCAGTCCCGGCGCGACCCGCAGGGCCGCCGCCTGACCTTCTAGACGGGGCTTCTCGCCCGCAAGAGTTGAGGAGACGTACTCCCCGACGGGATCAATGACGCCGCCGATCTGGCGCAGCGTTTCCATGATCCCGCCCCCGCCGCCTTCCGAGGGTTTCGGCTGGCCCTGTGGCGGCTTGATGCCGAGGAGTTCATAGGCGTTCGGCATCACTTCACCTCAAGCAATGGGTCAAAGCCACGTTGCTGCAGGAGATCGATCGTCTTCTGCGGGTCGCCCTTGGCATCACGCCGCGCCCGCGCGAAATCCTCCTTGGTCGCGCTCTTCAGGGCCTGGGATGGCGCGGCAGCGCCTTGCTCGGCACCGCCCTCCATCTTCTGAATCATCGCCTGCACCTTGGCGTCGATGTAGGTGCGCGCCTCGTCAAGCGACTGACTCCCGAGGATGACGCGCTTTTGTGCCTCGGTAGCCGTCTCAAGCAAAATGCGCAGCATACCGATCTTCGCGTCACGGATCGTCGCTGTATCCCCGAAGCCCGGCAGCGAGCTCGTGATGCGGATGATGTCTCGATCCGTCAGGACGCCACGCTCACCGCCGATCGCACGCGAGAGTACGCCGTTAAATGATTGCTTGGAGTCGAGATACATCGCGGCGAGCGGATTCGTTTTCGCGAGCGCGCCGCCCTGGAGCACCGCTTGTTGCCGCACTGCACCCAGCGCCGTCTTCGCCTGAATGAGCGGCTTCGTCATTGAGTCGACGCCAGAAATGATGGCACGCGCTTGATCGAGCCCGGCGAGCTGCTCGCGCATCTGCGGCGTGACTTCTCGCGCGCCGGCTGCAATCGCCTGCGCTCGCGTCATGCCAGTCGGGACCGATTGGCCGTTGGGCATCAGTAGGTTAGAGGCTTCCTTCGGCTCCATCGGCAGCGCCCGCTCGGCGCCAGTTCGGGCAGTGACGCCTGCCGCCGCCTCGGCCGCCGTCCGCTCGGCCGCCTGCCGCGTCTTAAGGCGGGCTGCCTCGCTCTGGACATCGAGATAGTCGAGACCTTGCCCGCCGGATGGAGCAGCTGGCGGTGCCGGAATCACGCCTGACTGCGTCGGCGAATACGATGGCGCCGGCGCGGGCGTGCGCGGCTGGGCGGGTGCGTTCTGCGGGGCGCCCGATTGCGGCATCGGCCGCAACGGCTGCTCACCGCGTCGGCCAAACATCTGATAGAGGCGACTCATGTAGACGGCTTGGTCCGCTGGATCGGATGGGCGGGCGGCGATGAGCCCCGTTAACTGGCGATACCGCGGGTCATTGCGCTCGACGTTGAACGAGTCCGCGATGCCCTCGATCTCCGATTGCTTATCAGTCGGTGCGGCCTCGCCCTGCGGCACCCACTTCCCGACTCGGCCGGTGGCGGGATCGCGCTGCTGTACGAATTTGTACGTCCGCCCGTCCGGCCCGCGCATCTCGGTCGTGCCAAATTCGATCGAGCCCGGAGCCTCGTGGAAGGACGGCTCGCCGCGAGCATTGAGCGTCATGCTCTGGCGCGGGGTTGGCGTAAGGGTCTCGGGTAGCTCGGACGTCGGCGCTTGCCCCGTCGGTGCCGCTGGCGCTGGTACGGCAGGCGACGGCACGGGCGGCGGAACACTCGGACCAGGACCGGCAGGCGGCTGACCGCCCGTAAACCGCTCGGCCATCCTGTTCCGCTGTTCTGGAGTGAAGAACCCCGGTCGCCCGCCGCCGAGCCGAGTGCCCGAGGGCATCTTGCTCACGTCGTAGACGACCGACTCCTCTTGGTCGGTGTCGGGGTTGTACTCCTTGATCACCTGATAGTGCGGCCTCGCCCCGATCATCCCCGACAGCAGCCCCGCGGCTTCTCGGCCGTATCCAGGCCCGCCAGTCATCGCTCGCACTAGGCCCGTCTGCGCTGGCCCGAGAACATCCGAAAGCCGCTGCTGGCGAGTCGGTATCTTTGCCGGCTCCGCAGCATCGGTGCCGCCGCCGGTTGCAGTTGGCGTGAAGGCCCCGGCGTCGGGGATCTGCTCGCCGGTCGGCTGCTCGAGCAGGTTCGACAACCGCATCCCGAGCGCCTGCTCGTTCGCTTCCTGGCGACCGATCAGGCGGGCCTGAAGTTGGGTTTGAACAGCAGAGGTCAATCCGGCGAGGCCCCGAGCTCCAGCTGGGTGAAGAGAAGCGGCCGCGCCCGCTGCCAAGGGCAGGGCGTAGGCCACGATCTTCTCGGGGATGCTGGCGTCGGGGGCTGCGAGTCCGCTCATCGCCTCGGCTTTCCGTAGAGAGAGCGCCCCGGCGGTGCCTCTCGATCGGGGTACACCTGGGGCTTCGATCTTGGGCTCGGGATCGGGTACATTCCGGCCTTCGTCGAGCCCGACTCCCAAATCACCGGCCCCATGTAAACGCTCGGGTCAGGTGTTCGCCTAGATAGGGCGTTGATCTCCGAGAGGGTCATGGAGTCCGACTGTGTCGTGTCGACGCCGTCGATAAATCGGCGCGGGTGATCGGGATCTTTAAACTGAGAAGGCCAGTGATAGAGGCCGTCCGATGGATCAATCGCTGGGCTGACGCCAGACTTGTAGGCACCTCGATAATCGTACTGGTGGCGCGGGTCGTCAGGATTGGGATCGATGCCCGCCGTGTCAGCCCATCCCCGATACCACTGCTGGAAGGCTTGCTCTTCGCGCGGATCGAGCTTCGTCCTCTGACGCTCAACGACGTCGCTTAAACGCAGATCGTCGGGCATCACATCCCCATGATCATGCGCAGCGTCATCTCGTCGTCGGGCTGCTGGCGCTGCTGGCCGAGGATGTCACTGAGCCTCAAATCTGCGGCCTGCGGGGCGCTACCGGCCGTAGATCCGAAGCCGGCGGTCGTGGGAGTGTAGGGAGCCGCCCCCGCGGCTCTTTGCGCCAAGGGCGACGGGGGGCCGCCGTGGGCGCTCTTGGCGACGCCACCGGCGATTCCGCCGACGGCGCTCAGCAGCCCCGAGAGGACACCGGCCGTGATCCCCATTACCGATCTCCTATCGACCCGCCGACCATGACTGCGTCCGTGCCACGTGGAAACGCGAACGGCACGCGCAGGGGGAGCTCGGTGAACCCTTGGCCCCGCAAGATCGCCAGCATGGGCGTGTTGTCGGGCTGGGTGGCTCCGAGAAAGCGCGTGCAGCCCACGTCCCGACCGTAGCGCAGTCGCTCGTCGGCTAGCACCCGACCGTACCCCTGCCCCTGGAAGCGTGGCAAAACCGCCACATCCACGCCGTACAGCACGAGCCCCCGGTCATCCGGGCCGATCGAGTAGGACGTAAACCCCAGCAGTGCCCCCTCGGCTTCTAGGACTAAGGTTGGGTGGGCATAGTAAAAGAGGCTTGAGCGCTCAGGCCATTCCGGATGTGCCGCCCGGTAGATCGTGCGCACCTTCGGCTCCTCGTCGGGCCGCATGGGGCGGATCGTGCCGTTATCGCCGGCCAAGGATGTCACTCAGGCGCATGCCGCCGCGGGCGGTCGGCTGATAGGGTCCAGCAACCCCAGCGGGCCGGGCCGCCAGAGGGGAGCCGCCAGGCCCCCCTCGAGATAGGTCGCTGTAGAGACCGCGTCCCATCCCGGCGACGCTGTTAGCGAAGTTCAACTGTGCCGAGAGGCGCTTGAGGTCGTCGTCGGACGACGAGGCCGTTCCAACTCCGGGCGTGATCTTGGCGGGAGGTGCGGAGCCACCAAACCCGCCCGCCTCGATTTCCCCGGCATGCGAGGTGGGCGTAAAGCCAGCCCCGCCGCCCGACACCGCGGCTTGTATGCCGGGGTCTTCCGGTCCCTTGAAAGCCCCCATGATTGAGCCGAGCTCGCCCATCAGACGACCCCTATCCTTACAGGTTTATCCACCTGTAAATATGCCCTGTTTGCCGCGCGTGGTCGACTGCTGCCCGATGGCCGAGGGCAGGAGTTGCGCCCCCGCGGGGCCGAAGAGTCCCGTCTCGGCCAGGGCCTGCCGGCGAAGCAAGTCGGACTGCTCGGCTTCGTATCCCGCCTGCTCGACACCACGCTCAAGCCCGCCGCCCGAGAGAAGCGCCTGAAGCTGGGCGAGCGTCATCGCCTGCTCGTTCTGGTTGCCGCGTTCCTCACGGGCGAGTTCCGCTTCGATGGTCGGCGCCAGATACGCCGCCTCGGAAGCGGCGCGGGCGTTCGTCAGCGCCGTCGAGCGCCCGAGCCCGCTGACCGCGGCGGTGTTCTCCACGCCCGGCAGGACCGAGGTCTCATAGGCTTGCCGCGCGGCGGCTAGGGAGGGTGACGTGGACAAGTTCTCGCCAGTGACCCGACGCTTGCCGAGCACATTGAGCTGGGGGATCAGCGACAGCCCTTCCTGCTCGCGCGCCGAGAGTCCCGCCACCTTCATCGGCTTGGCCTCGAGGAACGGCTGCAGCGGGGCCGCATCCTGAAACTCGGCCCCCCGCGTGGCGGTCTGCCGCATGAGCGGGGCCATGTAGTCCGGGACTTGCGGCTCTTGCGTGGTCTTGGTGCGAGTTCCGCCGCCCATCGCTCCCCCTTACAGTGCTCGGTCGCAGACCATGTGCGTCGGATGGAAGCCGTAGAGCCGCTGGAACAAACGCGCGCGCGCCAGGCCCCGATCATCCTTGTGCAGCGTCAGGATGCGCATCACGCTCGCGCCCTTGCTGCGCGCCCACGCCGAGATGTCGTCGAAGGCCCGCACCACCTGTGCGCGATCGAGCGGCACGTCACTCTCGTATTGGACGATCGTCGCGAAGATGGTCCCGCACCAGTCGTCAAGCGTCACGAGGCAATGCCCGATCAGTTCGCCGTCCTGCACGGCCACCCACGCGCGAACATGCTGCCGCGCCTCGGGAACGACAAAGTTCTCCATCACCCGTTGCGTGATCTGCTCCTCGGACGTATCGGTATCGTGCTTTTTACAAAACGCTGCGACGCGGTAGAGCAGATTGGGCATATGAGCCCAGCTCACTACCTCGGTCCGATCCATCGCCTGAATACGCATGCTCATTGCCGCGCGGCGTCTCGTCGCCGACGCATGTCTCTTTCGCATGTCCGACACCGGCGTGCGTGGCCATAGGGCTTCACTTCGAGACGGGTATTCTCGTCGGTGTGCGGGTGTCCGCGCCGACACATCGTCCTTGCCATCACACCGCGTCGGACATTTTCTTGGTGAGAGACGGGCTCCAAGTGACTCGGGTTGACGCAAGCATGGACGCGACAGAGGTGATCAAGCGTCAGATGCTCCGCGATCGCTCCGCGATACCATACGAAGGAGACACGATGCGCGAGGCGCTTTTCTCTGTGCCTAAAATTTAGGACGCCGTAACCATCATTGTGCTGCGGGCCGGTCCAAAGCCAACAGCCGCATTCCGGCACGGGCTCGACGCGACGCCAGAATTCCGCTTCGAGCGCGGGTGTCATCGCTGGAATTGGGCGGGCTATCCCAGTGGCAGCCATGTGGTCCCGTCACTACCTTGGAAGCGTTGGTTCGGCACCGCGTCGCTTACCAAGATGACGCAGCCAATCCAATCCGCCGCGGGCGGGCGCGTCGCAGTTGTATAGACGGCCAACGGCAGCGGGTTCTCCATCCGCTCGCTCCCGTCCTTCGGAATGCAGCGGTTGAGCCGGAACCCGATGGCGTTGAACAAGGGCGTCAGGTAGGCGGCCAGCGTGCTCAACTGCGGGAAGCCCGCCGTCGGGAGCGTGGGGCTCTCCAAAACCTGGCGCACGTTAGCGATAGCCCCGCCGCGGGACGGTCACATGCGAGCCATCCCATTCGATCGCTTGCGTCGCATCCGCTTCCACGCGCAGCGAAGCCGCCTGCGTCGACAACCGATGCCCGGTGTAGTACGGGCCACCGTTGGCGAGGTCGAGTTCGTTCTCCGTCCCGGTCGGGTCATCCTCCAGCACGCGCTCCTCGCCGTAGTCGCTGGACCCCAGCCGCACGCGGATCTTCTGCGTCCCGCCGCTCGTCTTGAAGAAGTGCTGCACGTCGGTGATGGTCGCGAACCGATCGCCCTCGCTGAGCCGCTGCAATCCCGTCTCGAAATAGGCCGGGATCGACGCGCCGGCATCGGTGAGCCCCGCGTCGTGATACGCCTGCCCCGTGATGTTGCCGATGACGAACCGCGGCACGAGCGTGTCCATTTCCGCGAGCGTCATCCCGAGATCACCGATGGGCACCCCAAGATCCCCGATGGTCAGCCCGCTGGGGATCGAGAGGCGCATGCCGCACGTCGGGGAGAGCCCATTCCAGCGGATGGGGTAGCACTGGCCACCCGGAAACGCGATCACTACGCCGCGCGTCGGCTCCGTCCCGCCGATCGCGGTATAGACCACGTAGAGCAGTTGTTGATCGGAGTCCCACGCGACCCACGAGCGCGGCAGGCGATCAGTCGTGATCGTCTTGGCGATCTGGCGCTGCACGGCTAGGCCGAGCGAGCGCGGCACCGTCCCGTCGAAGATGTACACGGCCGAGTCGTTGCCAAGGTAGGCGTGCGTGCCCTCGCCGATCGGCACCACCGCTTGACTCGAGACTGGCCCCTTGACTTGGCGGCGGAAGTCGAAGCGGAACGGCACGAGGCCATCCTGCGCGATGGCGATGGCGATGGCCTGATCGAGATAGATCGCGCCCTGGAGAAACCCGAGCTCCTGCATCGCAATGATTTCGCCGGGCACCTCGCCGAGCACCTTGACGAGCACCGAGCCCCAGCCCGTGTCGAAGTCTGACAGCGCTGAGACGTCGATCGCGACGGGCGACTGCGTGCCACCCGAGGAGAGATTGCCGAGGATCACGCGATCCGCCACGACCATCATGCAGCGCGCGATCGGGGGGGAGCCGCCGATGGCCGAGTAGGTGGCCGCGGCCCCGTCCCACTTCATCGGCGCGTCCTTGCCGTTCACGCCGAGCAGATGCGTGGAGCCCGCTTTCGAGAACGGCCGAAACACCTGCAACTGCGTCGCCGAGGCGGTCAGCGCCGTGCCCGCGAGGTCAACCCACGCATTCGTGCCAGCGTTGTAGCGCCACCAGGACGACACGGTGCCCATGACGACGCGTGTCGTCAGATCGTGATGCGTGTACTGAATCAGCGCCGTCGGGCGCTGCGCGGTGTTGGAGGCGAAGGCTGTCTGACCGGGGCGCACGCGAAACTTGCCGCTGCGACGCAGCCAGTTTTCAGCCTCCCGCAAGGCATTCGCCGGCACCTCGAATTCGTCGAGGTCGGGGCGCACACCGTCGGTCGGCACTGAGAGCAGGGGGGCCATCAGGGCGGCTCCGGAAGCGCGCGGCGATGCGCCAGCGCCGCCGCCATGAGCACCGTGCGTTCGCCGAGACTAGACACTTCGGTCGCGACCTTGTCGACGCTCGCCTGCACGCGCCCGTGTTCGCCCGCGGCATAGCGAGTGATCTGGTACTGAAACACGATCAAGCACCCTGCCTCGATCCGCTCCGTGCGTGTCTGGGAATTCTCGAATGACTCAAGCCCCCAGAACATGCACTCGTCGCCGATGCACTTCTCGCCGAGCAGGAACGGACAGCGCTTGCGGTCCATTACGTCTTGGACCCGACGATGAAATCGACGTACTTCGGGCGCCACGACCCCGCGCTCGTCACCGTCGGCGCCGCATCGTTGGTGGCTTGCGACGGGATGTCATGCACGTGGGGGCTCAACGAAAAGGTAAAGCCGCCCGCGACGACGCCGATCGGCACGGAGGGATTACTATCGTTGCCCGTAAACGCCGCGAAGGTCTGATGCGTGTGCGACACCGTCCCGAGTCCTGAGATCGTCCACGACCCGCCGGTGCCCGGCACCTCACCGTTGAGCCGCAGGATCGGGACCGACTCGGTATTGGTGGCGTCCACGACGCGGGTCCAGCCGGTCGGCACCGCTTCTTGCTGGAATCCGACCTTGTTCGTCCCGCCGCCGGGAATGACGACGAGGTCATGCGCGAGCGTGCCGTCGTGGAATTTCAGGCGCGCGCCGTTGCGCCGGATGTGACCCGCCGTCGCCGGATCAGCGGCGGCATCTGACAGAATGATCGTCTTGATGCCGCCTGCGACCACCTCGAGCCACGCGGCGGTCAGATCGGTATCGACAGGAGCGCCGAAGAGATCGGCGAGCGCCTTCTCTAGATTCCCAAGCTCGTCGTCGATAGACGAGCCGAGTGAGGAGTTTGTGAGACGTGCGGTCTTGATTCGAACAGGTAATGTCATAACGATTTCTTTCGGGCGGCCCGAAGCCGACGTTGGTAGCGTCTGACCGCAGCATTGAGGCACATACGGCACCGACGATTACCGTTTGAACGACGGTAGGTGTTCTTCGGCGTGAACGGATGCCCATAGATGCAATGTGTCTTGGCAGCATTTACTGCCGTGACGGTTGCGCCCCTCAGTGTGTTAATCCCGTGTGCGACAGGCTCCAAATGGCCTGGGTTTACACAGCAGCGCACGCGGCACAAATGATCAATCGTTAGACCTTCTGGGATCGGGCCGACTAGCGACTGATAGATCACCCTATGCGCTAGCCTCGTACCAGGCATGCGGTCTGTTCGGCCATATCCGTCTTGGTCTCTCGCGCCAATCCAGATCCAACAGCCCGAATTGGGCTCGGGTTCTATACGGTGTTCTATGCGCTCTGTCATCATCCCGGTTCTTGACTCACCGGCCGCCGACCGGCCGACTTCGCCCGCGAGTGCTCGCGCACCAACTGATCCTCAAGCTCTCGACCACGAGCCGCCCACACCGGGATGCGCTCATCCTCGATCCCGTAGCGGGCGGTATCCCCCAGCGCCTTGAACAAGACCACCTCCCACGCATTGATGGTGAGGGCGTTCTCGTCGCCATCGGCCGACAGGTCAGGCAGGTAGCGGTAATAGGACCGATGAATCGTGAGCACCTGATCCGGTGTCTTGCCGAGGTACAGATTGCCGCCCCACGTTGTGAAGTGGCGCGGTTTGCCCGTTTTCGTCGCGTCGGGATACACGTCGTCGAATTCGTCGAGGAGCAGAAACGTGATGTTCTGCACGCCCTGCGAATCAGGGTCCACGTAGAACATTTCATAGGGGCGACTAAATCCCGTCGGCAGGGCGTAGGTGTTCGTCGCCGCGACGGTGTCGAAGGTGTCGAGCATCTCGTTGTAGCTCAGGTCCCACTGCCGACACAGTTCTTTCTGCGCGATGTTGAGGATGTCCGTCCGGACACTATGCGCGATGCGTTTGGCATTCGCCCCGATCCAGTCGCCCATTCGATTGCGGAGCTCCAGATGGGTCATGCTAGAATCCTTCCCGCCGGGCGCATCCGCGAAATTCGGATGCTAGGACAGTCGTCGGCGCAGACCACGCAGACGCTGTCTTGAGGACCATGGCGGCGGTCGCTGCCCATGACACGGCGGGGTTGATGTTGCGCCGTGACGCGGCTTCTACCGCCGATCCTCGCCGGCACCACAGTCACGGACCCTCCCAGAGCCACTTGCGCAGAAAGCGCACGAGGCGACGCCACCAAGGCAGGGGCGGGGACGGGGCTGGAGTCGAGAGGTCGGCGACGCTCATCCGCCTCTGGCTTTCTTGAAAGCTATCGCGCGTTTCATCTTCTCTTTGCGCTCGGCGCTCACGTTCGCTCGCGTCACGGTGCTCGGCACGTTCGTATGTGTCTCCCGCATCGCGGCCTCAAGCCTCGCCTTTGGCGGCTTCTTCATCCCGTCGCCCTGCCGCGCCCGCGAGCCCGAGAGCTTCGGCGGCATCAGTCGTCGCAGTCCTGCAGATCATGGATCGTGGCCCGCACCGGGTTGGCCAGCTTCGACTTCTCGTTGTCCAGATTCGCCGCGGCCTTCGGGGGGCCAGCCTTCGGCGGCTCGGGCGAGGTCTGCGGCCCGGTCGCGACATTGGGCGCCTTGGGGCTCGGGGGCTGCACGGGGGTATTCGGGAGATCCTTCCCCGTCGCCCGCTGCCCGACCTTCGGGGGCACTAGCCCTGCCCCGGCCGCTTTAGGCCCTTCGGCCCGCCCGTCGTCTTACCCTTGATGGGCGCCGCGTGATGCGGATCCTTCGTGGAGCCCTTCTGCGTGCCCCCCATGTGACGAATGCTGGAAACTTTCGGCGGCATGTTCCATGACTCCTTCCTGAATGTGGGCCGGGTTGATGTGCAGCGCTGGCGGATCATGTCGATGCGGGCGCATCGGCTCGAGCTTCCCGTGCAACCACGCATCGAGACTGCGCCAGTCATAGATGTCATTGCGCGGATAGCTCGCCCAGAGATCCGGGTGGCGCTCGATGAACTTCGCCGAGAACTTGACGCAGCCGAGATTTTTCTCGTTCACGGCGCCATGCACGATCAGCGGGAGCGCGCACCAGGACTCGGGACACTCCCACAACTGCGTGAGGGCACCCGGCCAAGGGGCCACGTCCGCCTCAAGATTGATGAACGGACGCTTCCACGCCCAGAGCTCGCGCAGCGAGTCGCCGTAAGCGTGCTTCTGCTCGGGCGGGCAGTAGACGCAGAGAATGAACATTTCTAGCGGCACCGGCCGATAGTGCGGGTCGTTGGTCCGGAGGTGGAGGCGCTCCTGGGCGAGCGCCATCTCCGTCGCCTTTTCGATCCGGCCGGGGTGGTGGACGACGACGCGGATCATTTGCCGCGCGTCCGCTTGAGCCGCTCGGATGCCATCTCCGGAGAAATCTTCTGCCGCTTGGCGACCGCCGCCGCCGTGCTCTTGAAATTCGGGTGCCGCATCGACGAGGGCGTGACCGCCTTGGGCCGGGCGCCGCGCCCCTCCCCGACGCTCGTGACCCGCGAGCCGGTCACTCTGGGCGGCATCTCAGCGGCTACCCCGGCCGCCGTGCCGCACGCGCGGCGTGGTCGACTCCTCAGGTTCCTCGGGCGGGGCCGCTGGTGCCTCGGCTGGCGGTGCCCCGGCATCGGCATCCGGCAGATCGCGCGGATGGATGTGGACGCCAAACCAGTCGTTTTTCTCGATCAGCGCGATCACCTCGGGGTCATCCGTCTCGAACGAGCCCTCGCGGAAGTGGACGCTGGCCCCGATCGTGAGACTGGGAAACCGATTGCAGACGTACGCCTTCATAACCCCACCACCCAGAAGCGCACGACGCGCGTGTTGAGATCCGCCGCGGCGATCTCCTGAAAGAGCGCCGCCGTGTTGCTCTTGAACGCGAGCAGCTTGCACGTGGTGGTATCCGCGCCGGGGACAAAGCCAAACGTCGCCCCGGCCGCGGCGACTTGCGGCCCCATGGCCGTCATCCCGAGAATCCCGCTCAGCTTGACGTCCGAAGCATTGATCGTCCAGCCAGCCGTGACGTAGCTGCTGTCAAACGTGATGTCGATGATGGCAAAACGGATGCCGCCCGACTTCTGGATGTTCACCCGCTTCACGTCGGTAAAGGTCAGCGCCATGTGAATCTCCTCGCCCCCGAAGGGGCGGGGGCGGCCCGAAGACCGCCCCCGAGGATTAACTACAAGCTACGGGACAAACGCTGTCATGCTCTTCGCGACCCCGTGCGCGTTCTCGTGCTGCAACTCGTAGCCCGCTTCCGTGAGCCACTCGTCCTTGCGCGCGTCGTCGCCGGGGTTCTGGCGATTGTCCTTGTAGTCGGTGTCGCGGTTCCGCAGGTAGCGGTACACGACAAACTTCGGATCGACCACGATCCCCCAGGTGTGGAACGTGGCGTTTTCCGAGAACAGCGGATGCTGCATCACCTGGAGCGAGCCGTACGGTGTGATCCACTCCGACATCTTCTGGCCGTAGGTGGTACTGGTCGGCGTCGCGGTGATCGTGTAGTGCGCCCGTGCGATCTTGTTCAGCACGTTGAGCGCCCGCGAGCCGCAGAGAAACGCCTTTTCGCTCGACCCGCGCTTGAAGATGTTTTCGAGGAAGGCTTCCCACGTGTCGATGGTCACGGTGCCTGCGAAGTCCGTGACGTTGGTCGTGCAGAACGAGATGTGGCCCTTGGTGGTGCGCTGCGGCTGCGCACCGCTCGTGTCCTCCACGCCGGTGCCGAAGATGAACGACTTTTCCATCTCCATCGCGTGCAGCTCGAGCGTCTCGCGCTGGTATTCCTTCATCGGGCCGGCGTCGTCCCAGCGCATCCGGGTCTGCTGCGCCGTGCCGGTCAAGTCCAGAACGTTGCGGAAAATCTGCGTGTAATTGTTGACGACGGTCGGATCGTAGGTGATCGCCGTCGGGAGCGAGGCGCCTTCCAGGTGCGAGGTGCCGATGATCAGGAGGCCGTCGCCGTCGTTCATCGCGGCGGCGGTCACGCCCTTGCCGCGCACGGCGGCAAACGAGTTGTAGGGCGCGGTCGGATCGGCCGAGACCCAGATCACTTCGAGGGTCCGCTCGTTGATGAGCGCGTGGCCCTTGCGCAGGATGTTCGACGCGCCCGAGCCCGCCGACTCGATCGTGGTGTCGGTGGAGGTCTGGGCACCCGACACGAGCACGCGCTGCGTCGGGAGACCCTTCAGGAAAACTTTGAACTCTGGATCGTCAGTCTGCTCCTCTTTCAACCGCGACATCAGCGCGGTGAGAGGGGCTTTCGTGTTGGGTTCGAGCAGAATGATGGCCTGTCGATAATTCTTCGGTCGGTCATCGCTGGAAAAATTGCCGGTGCCACGCATGCCGAGAACGGCCATTGGTGTCCTCTATCGCCTCGGCAGAAAGTCCTCGGTGAGCGTCTGGAGAAGCGTCGCTTCCGCGGCCGGGGCGGGCGTCGGGCGTGAGCCCTTGCCGTCGCTGCCGGCGCGGAGCCGCTGATTTTGACGCTCGATCCGTTCACGTTCCGCTGTCGCCTGCGCCGCCGTCAGCACCGTCTCGTGATTGAATGCGACCCACTGCCGCTTGAGGTAGTCCGGCGTCAGTTGGGTGACGAGCGGATTGCCCGATTCGATCAGGAAGTCCAGGAACCCCTGCCGCTTCTCGGCGTCGAGGAGCGGCTTGAAGAAATCGCCCGAGCCCGCGAGCGTGTCGAGCGTCGCCGTCAACTGTGTCTTGTGGCCGTTGGCTTCGGCCTTGCGCGTCTGCCCCGTGTGGAGCTCGCTGAAGGAGCCGAAGCGCCGGTTGAGGTCGTACATCTGGTCGCGGTGCCAGAGCATCTGCGCGACGGCGTTCGGATACAGTTGGGCGAAGTCCTCTTCGATCCACCCGTTCTTGACCGCCTCGTTGATCTGGGGCGCGTAGTGGGCGACGAGCTGGGCTTGATGGGCGCGCGGGTCGATCGGCTGTTGCGGCTGCGGCGGCGTCTGCTCCTGCTGACGCTGCTGCTCGAGCATTTCGATGTACTTCTTTTGCAGCGTCGGAAATTGCTCGTAGGTTTGCAGGAGCGCCTGCTGGAGCACCTCGTTCTCGAGCACTTCCTGGAACGTGTATTCCTTGCCGCGGATCTTGATCTTCTGGGGTTCGGGCTTGACTGCCGTCGGAGCAGGCTCAGGGCTTGGCACCGGCTCGGGGGCCGGCGATGGGGAAGGCTCCGGAGCCGGACGCTCCGACGGCAGATAATCGCTCGTCAGGTCGCTTAACCGCGAGGGGGCTGCCGATGGCGCAGACGCAGCGGGCGCGCTCGGAGCCGAGGGCGCTGCCGCTGCTGTCGGTGGTGCGCTGCTGGGTGCTGCTGTCGGTGTCGTCTCGTCTGCCATGTGTTCGCCTCGGCCGCTCCCGCTCTGCAGGTCGGCGGCATCGAACCATCGGCTCCCGGTTCCGGAACCAGGTCAGCCCGAGCCCACGTGCGCGCCAGATCGCCTCTCGGTCCCGGCAGCGCACGCCGGAGGGGTCAATCGATCGCGTGAGTCATCAAGCGCTGGCGGGCTGCTGCCGCCGCCAACGCGGCACTCTCCTCGTCTTGAAAGTTCTCTCGGTACGCTATGCGGCCATTGAGTCGAACCTGTGCGCACCATGTATGTCGATCACGCCGGTGATAAACGCCGCGATAGCGGGAATTCCCATTCAACTGGGAAGGCCGATTTTGGGCGTTCTGCAGGGTAGTGACGAGACGCAGATTCGAGCGCCGATTGTCGAGGCCGTCGCGATTGATATGGTCGACTTCCATGCCTTCCGGCGCGTCTAAAATCAGCCGGTGCATCAGCACCCGTCGTCCCTGCTGGTCAGTTCCGGCGTATTTCGTCTGGTTTTTGGGGTTGGGCCGGAGGAGTCGCCAGCTATAGCCCTGTACCAAGTCAAGATCGGCAGCGTCCACGATGGCGATGCCGACTTGTCCGGTCCTGCCGTACAGCGGTATCTCTCGGTGCTCCACGACGCCCCCTTAAACGACAAGAGCCGCCGACAGGGCTTTGGCCCCATCGGCGGCTCCGAATGCCGGATGACCGCTACTTATGAATCCTAGAGGCCCGGTGGGGTGACTAGCCCCTCCGGTCGGTCGTCAACCGCCCCTAGGACATTGCTAAAACGGGCGCTATCCTAGCACGATCTCGTCGCCCTTCTCTTGGGCGCTCAACGTCACCTTCTGCTCAAACGTCAGCCCGAGCGGCTCGCCGACGCGCAGATGGATCACGAAGTTGCCCGTGCGACCCGCCCGGACTGCGGCCGCGTACTCGTCGAGGATGCGGCGCGGGATCGCGACCGTGACCGCGCAGGGAATCGTGACCATCGCCATCACGGTTTCCACGGCGGCAGCACATTCACGAGCCAGTACACGACCACCAAGAGGCAGAGCAGCCCCGCGATGACTTGGAGCCCCGTCGTCACGATCGGTGGGGCACCGCCCGCCGCCGCCATCTTCGCGAGCGCCCAATACACGACCCCGATGACCACGATGGCGAGGACCACCCAGATCAGCCCGACGATGAGCGATTGAATGGGCATCGTTAGCCTCCCGTCACCGCGTCACCGTGACGCGCAGGGGTAGCATCTTGTCCGACCCGTTGGGCATTTCCGCGAACACCCCATAGTCCGAGAGCCCCTCCGGGGGCTCCACCGTCACCGAGGTCCCGGTCGTCACCGCGACGATCTGCCAATTCGCATTCAGGCTCTCGCCGGGGCAGCGATTCTTGTGCGTGCAGCGACCGACGCGATATCGCACAGCTTCGGCGATAGGCGTCCAATCCAGGACGCACCCGCCATCGCCTCATTGGAACGTCACGCCGGTCGCAGGCGACGGGGTCGTACAGGCCGGATCTGCCGAGCCGTTCGCGAGTTTCGTGCGGTCGACCGTGGGCGACGGGGCCTGGACCTGGACCGAGCTTTTCCCGCTGGTGGTGCGCGAAACGAGCGTGCCCGTGAAGGTCGCGACCGTACACGGCAGCACGGTCTGATTGGCCGTCTTGACGGCGATGGTGCCGCCGCCCTGCGGCTTGCTCGCGGGAATGGTCATCGTTTGCGAGGGGCCGCCCGTGCGCTGGTAGGTGAAGACGTGGTCTTGGAGGTCGGTCAACGGTTGGCCGCCGACGTAGGTCGTCGACTCGACAAAGACGAGGTCGAGCGTGCAGGTGTCGCCCGTACACGTGTAGGCGGCGGCCGGCGTCACGGCAAGGGCCAGCAGCAAGAGCGCAATGAGCAGCCTCATGCCAGCCCCCTCTCGATCCTCTGGCGCTGCGCCTTCAGACCGTCGTAGCGACCAAGCAGCGCGAGGTCGGCCCCGAAGCGGTCAACGATTTCTGCGATGCGGCCGACCATGACGAGGGCTTGGAAATCTTGCCGCTCGCTGGTTGGCGCTTGCAAAATATCCGCGATCCTGGCGAGCGCCTCGAGCATCTCGTCGGCATACTCCTTGGACTCGGTTCGCGCCCGCATGCGCTCGTACACGCTGCGCCCCGTCGCGAGCTCGCGATCAATCTCGGCCAGGCGATGCTCGAGCGCCGTCGTCATCCTGTCTTCTCTCGGGTTGCCTCGTGCGGGCATGAGCCCCAAAACGTGCGGGCGAGATGACAGTTAAAGCAGAGGAGCCGAAATCCCTCGCGCGGAAAGTTGTGCTTTTTGAGCCATCGGAGCACCGCAGCCGTATCGTTTTTGCTGGCTCCGATCTCGCGCCGATGAGCAGCACCGTCCGAGTTGACGTGATCTACGCTGAGAAACTCCGGCGTGGTTTCACCACAGCATGCGCACGCATCGCCATACGCAGCGAGCACTTCACGGCGCAGCACCCGGTGGCGATTGAGCGCGGCAGCCCTCGCTTTATCTTGGTGCCGGTAATACCACGCGACCGATTTGGCGCGATTGCACGCCTTGCACGCCCACCGCGAGCCACCGCGTTTGCCTGTCCGATCGTAAGTCTGATATTGCTCGGGCTGCAATGGCCCATGCAGGCGACAGACCGGGGGTTTCATTGCAAATCGGCTCCAGGGACGAGTGGCGTTTGCCGCCCCGCCCCACGAATGGCACCATTGGCGGCCACTTCCGCCTGATTCGCCGGGATCATATTGCCCGCTTGCACCGCCGCCATCACGGCGGGGTCGGGCACGACGGATAGATAGAATGATTGAATGTTCTTCACACCCATCGCGCGGGCAGCCTCGTTGAACACCTCGCGCACGTCGAGCACCTTGCCGTCCGGCCCCGGCTGCATCAGTTGCGGAATCCTCGCGGCGCCCTCGAGGATCTGCACCCAGACCTGCGCGAAGCGCGCGGGATCGGGGGGCGTCGTTCCGGAGTTCGGCACGTAGTCGAACGAGCCGCCGAGATCCGAGGGCTTGATGAGCAGGCGGTCGATCCCGCCCATTTCGCGCGCCATGTCGCCGGCGATCCGCACGAATTGATCGAGCTCGGTGAATTGCTGGCGATTGGAGATCGAGCGATAGGCCAGCGGCGTGAGGGCCTGCGCGTCCAGGAGCTTCGCGGTCATCGCCAAGCGCGCGGACGACCCCGCGATGACTTGCTGCACCTCGCCGAGCGTGCGCTCGTCGTCGGTGGTCTGACTCATCTGCGGGTCCGACGTAGCGGCTAGCCGCTGCGCCATGTCGAACAGCGCGTTGGTCGTCTGCAAATGCCCCTTGGTCACGTCGACCCACGGCAATTGCTTCATCGCCGCCTCGATGGTGAGGCGACCCTCCATGACGGCCTTTTCCAAGGCGGCCGACCCACGAATATGCCGCGATGGTCCTGGCTGTAAGAGATCTGCCTCTTCGACCAACGACGGCAGATAGATCACCGCGTCGTTGAGATGCTTGCGCACGTTCTCGATGTGCGAGTTCACGAGCCAATTGATCGTGCGCTGAATCCCCTCGAGGTTTTCGAGTTGGCCGGGATTGAACGACGCATGCTCGTCGGGCACGCTCTCACCGACCGAGTAGGAGAATTGCCCGTGCGCGTAGCCGTCCGGATGCGCGCGGACAATCACCGTCTCGTCGACCCACGCGAAGCACCAGATTTCCGGGCGCTCGCTCGGGCCGAGCTTCCACTCCTTCGGGATCAGCTTCACTTGCATGGAGTCCAGCCCGTAGAAGCCGCGATCGTCGCCTTCGGGCGCCTCGCGCAACTGGAAGTCGCCCATGTCGAAGCGATTGCGGCCGGTGCGCGTCTGCCCGTGCCCGGAGGCTTTTTGCAGATACTCCGTGTTGAAGTAGATGCCGCCGTTGGCCGTCGAGCGCTCTTTTAGGTGCATGGCGCCGCGATAGATCCGATGCCCGATAAACTCGCCTTGCTGCACCTGGGACACGGGAGCGCGCGGATCGGGCCAGAAGTGAAACGGATCGACGGACTCCCAACGGTTGAACTCGCGAGTCACGCCCCACGTCTGGCGCGGGCGCAAGAGCGCGCCGAGACCCATGTACTCGAGTTGCTGGGCCATCGCCTGGATCTGGGGCGGCGGGGATTGCATCTTCCAGCCCTGCTCGACTTCCCAGCAGTCGTGAATGACGCCGATCCCGTACTTTTCCGCGTCCTGACACATGGCATAGAGCGTGGTGAAGGCCGACATTTGCTGGAGGTCGTAGCCGAGCAGCGCTTCCATGAGCTTCGCAGACTTCACGTCCTCTGGCCCGCGCCCCTCGAGCTGGATCATCGGCTCGCGCGCCCCGAAGATCGTCATCAGTTGCGTCAGGCGCACGGTGAGAATCGCCAGCGACATCGGGACGACGATGGCCCGCTCGAACGGCATCTCGGCCTTGGTCGGGTCCGTCGAGCCGTCGCCGCGTTTCGCGCGCCGTGAGAGGTCAATGAACATCCGGCAGTGCTCGTCGACTTCATCCCAGCGTTCGTACCGCTTGCCGATGTGGCGTTGCGAGAGCTCGCGCCGCGAGTTGAGTCGCGAGAGGATCTGCTGGTGCATCGGACTGCCGTAGCGCAGGAGTTCCTCGATCGGCGTCTGCTCCGCGCCCACCGTCGCGCCGCTTGGCTGGCCCTGGCCCGGCCGATAGACGATGGGCGGCCCCGAGCCGCCGGACCCGCCGCCCTGATCGGTGACGAGGGAGCCGACGCTGGTATCGCCGACGATGGGGACGACGCCGCCGCCCGAGCCGGGCAGAAGGGGAAGGGGCATTAGCGTGTCGCCTCCGCTTTGACCCAGATGCGCTTGTCGAGGTCGGGCGTCCAGCCAGCGCGAATGTCGTCGGCGGTCAGACCCACGTCCGCGCCCGCTGCGACGATGGCCGCGTTGAGTTCCGCGTTCTTCACGTCCTGATCGCGACGTGTGAGTTGCGTTTGCACGCGCAGCGCCTCTTGCTGCGCCGAGAGTTTCAAGAGCGCCTGCTCGAACAACTGGCGCTCCGCGTAGAGTTTGCCGAGGCGCAGCACGTCGAGTTCGCTGATCGCTTTCGGCGTCTCGCGACCGGGATCGGCCTTCTGCGCGTAGCCGCCCGTCGCGGCGAGGAGCAGGATGAACCCGATCAGCGCCGCGTAGCCGAGGACGTAGAGCGCGAGCTGGCGGCGCAGCCTCATGGCGTCGGAAACCGCGAGCCGAAGCGCCCGATGTTCGCCGGGCTCACCGCCCCGCCGCAGCACGTGCCGCCGCCGAAATTCTCGAGCGTCATCGGCTGCGTGCCGCCAAAGCCAATCATGCTCGGCGCCACAATGGGAAAGTTGTTGTCGATGACGCTCGCGATGCGATACCAGTTACCGTCCGTATATTTCCAGTACACGGTGATGGTCTGGAGCGCGCTCACGCGAACCCCGTAACTCTGCCCATCGGCGACGTCAGCCCCCAGATCCACATCGGGAATCACCGTGCTGAGGGCGCCCGCCCCATCGGCCCGCATCACCCGGAGCTTGGCGTTGGCCCCCGCCGCGCGCGTGAGCATCAGCCGATACTGGTTGTTGTCCGTGGTATCGGTCGCGCCAAAGACCAGAATCGTCGACGGCCCGCCCAGCCCGGGGATCGTCGGCACCGTCCCGAAGACTTCGTGCGGACCCGTGGCCGTCGCCGCCGTGTGGAGGTTGCGCGCAAACGAGGCGGGCGCCGCGGCCTGATTGCTGACGATCGACCAGAGCGCCCCGATGGTGGCCGTGTAGGTCGCCCCGACCGGGCCGTTGGCGCGATCGAATGTGTCGAGCACGAGGGTCGAGGGGAAATCGGTCACCACCGGGAAATCCGGGGTGAAGGTGCCCGCGCGATTACACGCCGCCGGGATCGGGCCGTAGCGGCTCGCGATCTCGCTCGTCACCGTCGCGGCCTCGTACCCGGCGCCCGCGCCGCCCTGGAGCGCCGTGCCGCCCGTGCCGGCCGTCCGCGCCCGCGCCAAGGCCGCTTTGATGCGCGTGTCCATGCGCCAGGGCCAGAGCGCCTGCGTGGCGGTCGACGAGCCGAGCACGCCGTTCGTGTATTCGTAGCAGTTGCGCGCGCCGTTCGCGGCGCCCAGCGTGCCCGTATAGAAGTTGGGACAGCTATTGATGTCGGTGCAGTCGTTCGCCGGGATGCCGTTGGTGATCGTAAAGGCCGACCCGAACGCGCCGGTCACGGCGGACGCATTACCGGATGCTTGGCGAAGCCCCGTAATCCGATCCACGGTTTTCGCCGTGCAGGCGGCCCCGCAGCCAAAGGAAAACGGTTGCCCGCCACTGCCCGTCTGGGAGCGCGCATCCGAGAAAATGTCACGATACTCACGCGGCCCCCCCGTGCCGGTGCTATCCGAATCGTAGACGAATGCGATGTCGGTGGCCGTATTCGTGCCAGTAAATCCGGCGTAGCCGTAGAGAATCATGCCGTAGAACTTATCGAGCGTGTCGGTGAAGCCCCGCTGAATCAGCCCGCCAAACAGCGGGCGCGTCACGCCAAAGGTCTGCTGCTCCGGGTCCCAGACGGTAATGACATTCTCATAGATGTTGCCGCCGCTGCCGTTGCCCGCCGCCCCGAAGTAGGACGCCTGCAAGGTCATCCCGTCCTGCGACGGATCGCTATTGCCCTCGTAGCGAATCCAGACCCGCCGAAACCGATTATTCGTCGTGGAGCCGCCGGAATTATACGTGTTCATCGTGTTGCGGCCGGTGCCGACGATGGCGACGTCTTCGACCGTCAGGTTCGCGTTGCTGATCCACGTCACGACGTGACAGCAGGGGCCGGACCCACTCGGCTTTTTCGTGTTGGAGAACGTCACCCGCTGCACGGTGAGATTCGTGGTCAGCCGCGCGCCTTGCCCGTCGAGGGAGTTGCCCGAATCAAACCCTTGGAAGGTGAGATAGCTGCTGTTCTCGAGCCAGAATCCTGTGCGCACGAATTCGCCGTCGAAGACCACCCCGCCGTCGTTCCGGGCTTTGACGGTGAGGACGGCGCCCGCCGTGCACGTCTTGTTGCTGAACCACGGATAGATCGTGTAGTTGGCGCCCTTGTAGATGCCGTCACCCGCGCCGGTCCCGAGCAATTCGATCGTATCCCCGCAGGCCGCCAGGCTTGCCGCGCGACGGACAGAACAGGGCGCGGCATCCGTACAGGCTCCCGCCGTATCGTTGCCCGTCGGGGCCGCGACCAGCGTCGCGGCCCCGACGGGCAACGATACGGCGAGCAGCAGCGCGAGGAGCAGCCCGAGGATCATTCGATCACTTTGGGATCCGACCCGCACCCGACGCAGCGCTGCCGCACGCCGACCGCCGTCGCTTCTTTCCACGTGGAGATCCCGGAGACCGCGCGCGTGGCGACGTTCGTCGTCCACGTGTAGGCGTACGTCCCGGTCGCGGCCACGACCCGGCTTCCGGTGATGAGGCCCTCAGTATCGCCATCGCTCGCGATATTGGTCCGCTCCGTCCAGCCCGCGCCGGTATCGGTCGTGAACGTCGAGGCGTCCGTCGTACTCCCGAACCCAAGCAGGAGCTCATTCGCCTGCGCCGTCGTCGCGGTGCTCGTCGAGGAGTGCGCGGTGCAGCAACTCACCGCGTCGATCCCGGTTTGGGTCTGATCCAGCGGGGATGCGGCCGCGCCGCTCACCTCCAGCACGCTGATCGTGGCGTAGACGCCGGCACTCGCGTGATTGGACGTGAAGGTGTGCGTCGCGCCCCCCGTGCCGCCCGCGGTGGCATACTGCATGGCGAAGGCGCTTCCGGAGGCAAATTCAGCAATGACGAGGCCGTACGGATTGCTGTGGCTATCCGTGATCGACGTATGGTCGCCCGTCGTGCAGCAAAACCCGACACTGACCACGAACAGATGGCCGGTCGTCGACGCGATCGATGGCGTCGTGCAGCTCGCCGAAGGCTCGCTCGAGCAATTCGTTTCCTGCACGACGGCGATCGCCGCCTGCGCGGGCCACGCCGCGAGTAGGACCAGGAGCACGACGGCGCCGAGGAGTCTCATCGCGTGATCGACGTCACCACCAGCGCGAAGCGCACGGTGCCCCCGATGGTCGCCTTGCCGCGGAGCCGCCGATTGGGATTCGTGGCGTCCCGCCAGAACGGCCCGCCGCCAAACGTGGCCATCTCGCGGGTTTGCGTCGTGCCGGTTTTCTTGTCGAGCACCTTCGGCCCGGCCGGGCGCGTAAACGATCCCACCGGCCGCCAACTGTTCCCCCCGTCCAAGGACCCCTCGAGGGCGGCGGTCATCAGCGGAAGCGGCCCCGTCGCCTCGGTGAGATCCATGCGCGCCTCGAGACCGATCACGTTCGTGGACACCGTCACCGGCGAAAAACTGTAGTCGCCGGCCCCGCGCGTCTGCATCGGCAGCGCCGTCTGCGGCGGGAGCTTCGCGGCGTCGGCCGGGACCACGGTCGCGGCGAGGAGCCCGAGCGCCACGACCCAGCGACGCACGCGCTACTCTTTCGTCTTGTAGCCGCTCACGGTGACGGCCAACGTCGTCACCCCCGTGTCGGCCTTGAAGCCAAACGCCTTGTTGGTCGACCCGCAGATGGGCGTCGTGAACCGCCCCTGGTTGCCGCCTTTATTCGGCGCGCTCAACGCCTCGGTCAAATCCGCAGGCGTCCCGCCCACGTCGTCGCGAAAGCGAAACGTCGTGTCGGTCGCCGACGAATTACTCACCGCCCAATCCGTCACGCAGAAACTCACGCCCGCCCCGAGCGCCGCCACCAGCGACGTATCCGCCGTGCCCGTCGCCGTCGCCTTGCCTTTCGTCCAGTCGCCCTTCGGCGCATTCACCTGCATGATCTGCTGCCCCGCCGCCGCGTACGTCGCCCGCATCCCCGTCCCGTTCGATCCCAGCGTCATCGTCGACGGCGTCAGCACGACCGCCCCGTAATTCAGCGCCACCGTCTGCGCCACCGCCGCGGAGCCGAGCGTCAGGTTCCCGTTCTCCGTCACCGTGACCGAGCCGTTGTCCACCGTGACGTGAATCGAGCGCGCCGAGGAATCGCCGACCGGCATCGTGTTCGTGCCGTCCGACGGCATGAGGGGACGGACAACCAACCCCACGTCGGACGCGCCGACGAGCCCCGTGCGCCCACGCAGCGCCACGAGGTTCGTGCCGTCGGTGACGCCAATCGGCGTCCCCGTCGAGGGGAAGGCCGCGCCGAACGACGGCGACGGGGTTGACGAGCATCCCGAATCGCAGATCACGTGCCCGATGACATTCGTGCCGCTCGGCAATGACGTCGTGATCGTCGTCTGCACCGGCGTCATCGACGCCACGCCTTGAATCGTGATGACGTCCGCCGACGCCGTGCCCGCCGTGCCGAGCGCCGGTTGCTTCGCTGCCGTCGCCGCGCCCGCCGGCAACGCCGTGCTCGAGACCGTCACGTTGATCGACCCCGTCGCGTCGACCGTGATGCAGCGATCCGCCGTGGTCTTGTCGCAGATCGTGAGCGCCTGCTGGTGCGCCCCGCCGCCCGGCGTGTAGGTCTTGAACGTCGGCGAGCCGAGCGTCTGCCCGCTCGCGCTGGTCATGATGTCCGCCCACGCCGACGAGCACATGCCAAGCGAGAGCACCGCAAGGGCGAGGATCCCCGTCGCGATCAGGCCGAGACCCGCGTGAAACCACCCGCGCTCACTCATGGGCATCTCAGGGGGCGGTAAACCCGATGATCGCGCCCCGCGCCAGATTCGTCGCCGCCCCGATCACGCACAACGCATTGCCGCTGACCAGCCGGATCGGGAGGTTGAACGTGATTTGCAACGGCGTCGACGCGCTCCCCGGATACACGTTCGTCAGCGTCGGCGACGCCACCCCCGGCTGCGGAAACACCCCGAGCGTCGACGTGCCGCAATTCGTCCCCGTCCCCTGCCGCAACGCAAAACTTCCCGCCGTGCTCGTCGAGCTCACCAGCACGATCATCGTCACGTAATGCGCCGACCCGCTCGCCGGCGCCGCGACAATCTCCGTCAGCGTCGCCCCGATGTCCCCCACGTTCGCCGCGAAGCGGTTGGGATGATCGAGGATCGTGCGTCCCGTCTGCGCGTCGGTGGTCGGAACGCCCAACGCACACGCGCCCAGGAGTAGCGCTATCAGGACGCGGCCAACCCGCGTTGAGCGTCCCGTCTCTCTCATGCGAGCAGCCTCCGTCGCTCCGCGTCGCAACTCGAACACCAGGCCGGCATGAGTCCGTCCGCCTGCGCGAGCGTCGCCTGACCGCAGTGCAAACACCGCCCGCCCCCCGGCAGGGCGCGCGACACTCGCGCCGGCGTCGCGTCCGCCAACATCCGGTCGGCGGCCATTGCCAGCGCCTCCAGTCCATACCGCGCAAGACACGCCGGGCAGGCGCGAGCCCCAGGCCACACCGACTTCGGCAGTCGCACCAGCCCCGCCGCGCCGCCACACGACACACACGCCACCCGCGTCAGTTGGTCGATTCTCATCGGGACGCCCAGCGACGGCGATCGTACGCGCTGCGACACGCTCGACACTTGCGGCGTCCTTGCGCGTCTCGCCACGTATTCGTGTCGTCGTACGGATGGCCCTGGGGACATGCGTGTTTGAGCATGTTGAGCGCCGTCGGGCTGCCGCTGCGCCGATTGTTCTCCGCCGCCGTCACGGCTTCGAGATGCGCCGGATTACAACACCAGCGCACGCGGCAGCGATGATCGACCATGTGGCCCGGCGGGATCGGCCCATGCGTCAGGACATACATGAGGCGATGGGCGAGTCCCCGCAGGCCCGTATGGGGGCCGCCGAAGTGGCCGTAGCCTTGGCGGTCACGAAATCCCAACCACAGCCAGCAGCCCGTGTTCGGCTCCGGTTCGATATACTTCCGCAGGCGCTCGCCAAGGGGGCGCATCGGACGACGCACCCCGCTCGGAATGACCAACTCGCCGATCACGCGCTCGCCCCTCCCGTACCTACAGGTGGCGGATTCACCGGAACCGTCCGCGGCGCCTTCGGCCCCCGCCGCTGCGCGGATTTCTTCACTTTCCGCGCCGGCCCCTTCTTGCGCTTGCTCATTCCTCCGCTCCCAACAACTCCATCACCCGCGCTCGCACCGTCTTCAGCTCCGCGCACGTCAGCCCCTGACACCGCGTCGCCACATCGAGCGCCACGCGCTCCAGATCCGCGCGCTTCTTCCACGCCGCTTCCGCTTCACGAATCCGGGTCTCCGTCGGCGTCTCGTGAATCCGCCCGCCGCCGTCTGTCCGCCGCTCGAACTCTCGGACGGCCACTAGATCATCCCCAACAACTTCGCCCGCCCCTTGCCGTCGCGCGCGTAGGCCCGCGGCCCCCTGGGCTTCGCCGGCGCCTCCAGGGCGAGGGGCGCCATGTCTGCGATCACGTAGGCACTCGCGTCGCCGATGTCGGCCCAAGGGGGACACGGCTTCTTCGGCTCTTCTTTGCGAACCGAGCCGTCGTAGTGGACGGCATAGTGCCACATTCCACGCCACGCCCGAATCAACAACCCCGCGCCGGGATCCACCGTCACCAGCGGCTGCCCCTCGTCCAGCGACGCCAGCGCCACCAGCAGCGGGTCCCGCCGCCACGCAAACGGCACGTTCTGCGACGGCGCATACGACCCCGGCAGCAAGTGCTGCATCGACCGCACCGGGTTCGTCGTCACGTCGTCCTGCGACGCCGTGTCCATCGCCTGGTCGTACCGCACCCGAATCAGCTCGGGCCGATTCAACACCCACGGCGCGTGCTCCCCCAGCCACGGAATCAGCGTGTACCGCACGTGCTGCACCATCCCCGACTGCTTCGACGTCAACGCCGCCAGAATGCGAATGCGTCGCCCGTCGCGATCCGCAATCACCGACGCCGGCTGCAGTCCCCCGTCTTGCCCGATGTACAGCCGCCGCCCCTCGACGGGCACGAGCGGTTCACGACTCACGTGCACTTTCTCGTTGAACCCATCGGCCACCGGTCGACCAGGAATCAAAGTTCCCGGCAGCCCCTCGAGAAGCCGCCGCCGCATCACCGGGTCCGTGATCCCCTCCGCCATCACCGCCTGCTGCGCCTTCGTCACCCGCTCCAACGCCGGAATCTCGAACACGACGGCGTCCGCACGCTTCTTCGCCATCCACCGCTGCCAACTCCAGAAATCCTCGTCCGGATAGTTCGACGTCGACAGCGCCACGTTCGCGTGCGTCCCCAACCGCAGCGACGACCGCCCCATCCCCCAGTGGTTCTCCGTCATGCCGAGCGCGCCCAGCTCCGCCGCCGGCGCCGACTCCTCGAACCACATGCAATGCGCTTCCGTCCGCAGCCGGTTCAGCCCGTCGTGATCGCCGGCCCCGAACAACCGCAGATCCACCAGCCGAGTCCCGTGCACCGCGAACGTCGCCACGTGCCCTTGATCGCTCAACGTCCAGCAGCCACGCCACCCCGGCGCCCGCAGCGTGTCGTGCGTCTTGCTCTTGTGCGACTCGAACGTCCCCGTCACCCCCAGCCACTTCACCGGCAACGGATGCCCCGCCGCGTGATGCCGCTCCGCGTGCGCAATCATCGCGATGAGCGCGCCCCACGTTTTCCCCTCGCCCCGAGGGCCGAACACCACGACTTCCGGTTTCGTGCCGTATGCGACGGCCTTGACGAATTCGGCCACCGTGCGCGTCGGCACCAGGCGCAGCGTCTCGCTCGGCGTCGTGGCCGTCATGGCGTTTTGACGCACTGCGATTTCACCCCCGCGCGTACGTGCGTACACGGAGGCGTGCGCGTCGGAGTACTACTCCGAGCAGTACTAGGCGGAATCCTCGGAGTATCCCCGAGACTCTGCGTATCGAAATCGCCTGTATTCAGGCGGGAATTGTTGCCGCTGTCCGTGCGCTGTCCGCAGATCATGGGCGCCCCGGCCTCGACAAGTCCTCAAGTCCGAGGGCGCGCAGTCGTCGATACCACGGGCACTCGGGGTCGTCGCACCCATGCGGGCACCCCAGCCGGACAAACTCGGCGACCAGGGCACTGATGGCGCGCAGCGTCGCCTCGAGGTCGTCGCGTGTCAGACCATCAAGCGCCATAGGGCTCACACGTTATATAAGATATATAACTCATGCGTCGTCTCGCGGCATCTCGATCAGCGACGGCGCGCTCGGCGCTTGCGCCGGCGGAATCACGATCTCCACCCGCACCGGCTGCGTCGGATCGCTCACGTCGTGCGGGCGCTTGTAGCGCACGTCCGCGAGCTCCAGCGTGACTTCGCACGCGCGAATCGCGATGGACTCGCTCTTGGACTTTCTCGCGCGGCGCAAGCGTTCGATCGCATCGCGCGTGTCCTCGACGAATCGAAAACCCGCGGCGTCGAGCAAGCGCTCACGCGAGACGCCAGAGATCAGGTGCTGGCGAAACTCTTCGATCGGCATCGTAAGCAGCGTGTGGCGGGGGGTCCGGCGCGATTGCACGCGCTGGAGTGTAAGCGCGGGTTCAGCGCGTGTTCAGCGCGGGGACGGTCGTCTGTCCGAGATACGTGTCCATCGAACCTACTACCGGTTGTGGGAGCGGACCACGGATGGGCGTGAAGAATTTGCTTGACGAATCAGCGTGGCTTGGACGGCCAGTATTTCGCTTTGGAGCAGGACACGGAATTTGCGGTGCCCCCGGCCGAGGTAGCGATAGCGGCGCGGGAAGTGATTGGCGTACCGGTACAGCCACTTTTGCAGGGCGCCGACGGAGGACATAGGCACGAGGTCGGCGGCTTGGCGGAGCGTGTAGATCGGTTCGAGCGGCTCGACGGTCATGGGGCGGGGCGCGGGGCGAGTTTGTCGTGGAGTTTGGCCCAGAGTTCGTCGTCGCTGCTGGGACGCTGGTAGCGGGTGGCGACGGGGGAGCATTCAAGGCAGCCGAGGACGCCGTGAGGCTGGCAGCCGTTCGGGTCCCGGCTCGGGGTCCGGTCCGAATCGGTGGCGTGAGCCAACGGTCGGGGTTCATCGGTAGGTGGGAGAGGTAGGTGGGTCGGGATAGGTGGGACGGGTCGGGTCGGGGGTTCGCGGGGTGCTTCGGGTTTGCTTCGATCATGTTGAAGCACGGTGGTTCGCGGGTCTGAAGCGGGCTGCTTCGTGGAAGAGCGTGATTCTCCGGACTTCAGTCCTCCGAGGCGACCGCTCTCGGCCTTGACGCGACGCTCTTCGAGGACCTTCGCTCGGCTCGGCTGATAGTCGAGGTAGTCGTGGATAACGATACCTCTCGGGGTTCGCTCGGCACTCCCTTGGGTCACCAAGAGGGTGAGGAGGCGCTTGAGTCGGGCCCCGGTGACCCCTGGGAAGACGTGCTCAAGGTCCTTGGTGGCGATGAATCCGTCGGTCAGGTAGCGGTTGCAGTAGCACAGGGCGGCGTGCCACCAGCCATAGGCTTCGACGCCGGCCCGCGCGAACTTGGGGTGATTCGGGGCGTTGTCGTCGGTCTTGACCCAAGTCACGGCGAGCTCCGGCAGGATCTCCCGCCCCAACTCTTGCGAGCTGTCCGCATGCCCTTGCTCCCGCCACGAGCCGGGACGACGACGAGGACGCGCTTACCGTCAAGCATGTCTTCGGTCTCACTTCTCATCGCCCGCGCCTTTCGGGGGAAGGAGCCCAGCCATGCCCTGGGCGAGAATGTCGAGTCGCCGGGCTAAGTCGTCCGCCCGCCGCTTCTCTCTCACCGCAATAGCATCAGCAGCATCGAACGCCTGGACGGCGCCTCGCAGCTTGGACTCCACCTCCCCCAGCCGCGCCTCCAGCCAGCGGCGGTAGCAGTGGCAGGGCGTACCGGCCAAGCGATCAATGACCATCTCGTGCTCACAGTCCCCATCGTGGCGGTTGGCCCACTGGTCGGTGAAGGTCATGGCACAACCCTCAAGCATGTGAACCGGAGTTCTGTAGCGCCTGAATCAGTTGCCTTCCCGATGAACTCGGTGTAGGCGGGCGGGATGGCCTGGGAGAGCTCGTCGCGATTCATCCAGTCGATGCCCATAACCTCCCGCCACTCGGCCACGCCGTGATAGATATGCCCGCCGTGCCCGAACACGCTGATGATGTTGTCGTCGTCGTGGGCGCAGGGCGGCAGCAACACGAGCGGCTTATGGAAGCCGAGCTCAAACCAGCGATGGCGCTTCAGCCTCGGCTCTCCGAAGTTGGAGCCGCAGAGCACCACGTCGGCCAGCATGGGAGCGCCAGGCACGTTCTCGATAATCCACGGGCGCAGGGTCACCCCAAGAGCCCATCGGGTCGGCGTCAGCAGGTCGGGATGCTCTCGGCCATGGATGACCCTGGCTGTCGTGAACGCTTGGCACGGCGGGCTCGCGTGGATCGCGTCGAACTCATGCCCGTGCGCCTTGACGTACTCGAGCGCATCGCCCTGGACGAACGTGAAGGGATACCGCGGCTGGGGCTTGATGTCCACGCCGACGATTTCATCGAAGCCCGCGCGGTGATAGCCCATCGCCGCGCCGCCCGCGCCACAGAAGGCGTCGAGGAGTCTCACGCTCGCGTCCGTCTCGCAAATTCCGCGATCAAAAGGGCATCCGCGCGCCCGTCGTGCTTCTTGAGGTGGAGCTCGATCTGGGGGAAGAGGGCTTGCGCCTTGAAGCGGGCGGCGTCCTTGTCCTTGCCCTGGCCGTCGAGCATGGTTTTTTTCCAGCGTTGGGGCGTCACGTACTCATAGGGGATGGCAAGCGCGGCGAGCATGCCTTCCCACAGCCCACAGCCGACACCTAAAGTGTGCATAGATCTCACGCCTTGTTTTGGCATGGCGTGGACGCGCTCGATGAGGGCGAGCGCGTCGCGGGTGATCGGGCGCAGGCGCTCGGCCATCACGGTCGCGTGGTACTGGCGCTTGAGGCCGCGGCCCTTGATAACGAGCGTCGGCGTGTCGTAGACGAGCACCGTATTCTCCGTGAGGCCGAGGACGGCCATCGCGCCATCAAGTCCTGGATCCACACCCAGATAGATCATGATGCGATCTTCGTCCGGAAAGTCCCGTTCGCTCTCCTGGGCAGCGGAGGACGGTTCTGCATCTGCTCGCTGCGCGTCGCCCACCGACAGTTCTGCGGCGAGTACGGGCCATTGTTATCGATTCGGTCCAGTGAGTGCCCCGTCGGCCGCGGCCCCATGTCGGCGTAGAAGTTCTCGAACGTCTGCCAGCGGTCGCAAACCGTAATGCCGCGCGCGCCGTAATACTGGTACGAAATGTGAGACGACGCTGCACACCGCTTCCGCATGCCGAGCCAGGTTTGATACTCAGGAGAGCCGTTGCCAGAACCCACACGGCCATGGCGTCGATTGCCCGACCGGGTGCCAAGACCATGGTTCTTCATCAGCCGCCACACGATTTTCTGTGTCAGACCGACTGCCAACGCGATCGCGGCCTGCGAAAGTCCCTCAGCGTAGTGGCGCCGCACCGCCGCCACCAGCGACGCTGGATATGACTTCGGCTCCATCGGACGACGGGCATATACCCCCTTGGGCACTGGCGCCTCCTTCCAGGTCTCACGTCGTCATGGGCAGCAGGGCCACGAGAAGAGGACAAACACGGCCACGAGCCCGAGATAGGTCAGCGCGCCGACGGTCACGAGCCACGCGACGGCGAGGAGCGACCACTGCACGACGGGGCGATTCATCGCGGCAGCACCATGCGGCGACCGAGCCACCACGCGCCGAGGAGAATCCCGATCGCCACGACCCCCGCCGCCACGCTAGAGAGCATGGAGCGCGCTCACCAGCGGGAGGCTGCGAATCTCCACCTCAACGACGTGCGCCGCTGCCGACCGGATGACCGGCGCCCAGCACGGCTGTTTCTGGCGAGGCAGGTGTTTCCACTCCTCGTCATGGATGCGGGCCAGAGTCAGCAACCACTGCCCCTGGGGCGAAAACTCGGCGCGCTCAGCGTGCAGGCGATCGACCCCGGTGACGCGATTGTGGATCACGCCGGGTTGCGCCGCGGGCAGGATCAGGCAGAAGGTCCGACCCGACCGGGCCGGGCTCTCACCGGGGCCGAGCGGCGTCGCCCAGACCAAGAACGTGTGACAGTGATCGTAGCAGTGATAGGACCCAATGGAATTCATCGCGTTGCTCCTGTCGCTTCGCCGCGTCGTACATGAGCTTCGTGGAACACGGCGCGCAGAATCGCTGGTCGCCCATGCCAGGGAGTCGCCAGAGTTTCTCGCCATTCGTTTTGCCGCAGACCGCGCAGGACGGGGGTGCGCAGACGGTGACGAAGGCCGAGACGGCCGCCACTGCGAGGAGGTTGGAGAACGGGAAGATCAGCATCACGGGACCTGATAGCAGAGCGACGTGTACGGCGTGACGTTGTCCCGCGTCGTCATGTAGTGAACGCGGGCCGCATTGCAAGCCTTCAAGCTCGGGAACGGGCCGGGGGTGGCATCGTGAGCGGGATCGCCCGTAAAGCTATAACTGACGAATAGGACGACAAACGCGAACGCCATCACACCGCTCCGGTCTTGGGGATCGTGTCGAGCCAGCGGGCGAGGCGAGCGCCCAGCCAGCGACCGAGCGCCCGCATCATCGCCATTACCGCCCGCGAAATTCCTGCTTCACCAACGCCATGAGTTGCTTCTGCGTCAGGTCCGGGGTCTCCCGATGCCGGGATTCGGCCCACCGGATTTTCTCGAGTTCGAGTTTGGCGTCCTGCACCGCCTGCTCGGCGGCGAGCCGCATTTTGTAGAGGCGGGCCGCGATCGTGCCCCGTCTGGGCGGCCCAAACCTCTTCTCCAGGTCTGCCCGTTCCGCGTCGACCTTCCTTTTCTCTTCGATTTCGGGAGTCGCTCCGCTCATGACGGACCTCCGCGTGAGGGGTTAACTGCACAGATCGGGCGGGCCATAGGTCGCGTAGACGGGCCGCCCCTCGAGAACCGCGATCCGCTGGGCGCATTCGATGAGCCGCTGCCGGCGACGCTCGGCGAGCTCCGTAAGCGCCTTGACTTCTTCGCGCAGCGCCGCAATGGTCGCGAGCAAGTCGTCACGCTCCGTGTGGGTCATGGCAGCTCCCGTGCGGGGTGGGGGGTGATTCGCGAACGAGGAGCCAGACTGTCCGTGTCTGTCCGTGAACGGGGGGATGAAGCGACCCCGGAGGCCACCGTACTAGTCATCGGCGGTGGCCCCCAAGGCACTGAAAGTACGTCAGAGACGACTAGCGGATTATTTCCTCGCTCTCTACTGCAAAATGCGCGGATGGTCATATTGCCGCACTTTTTTCTTGAGAGATGTCACTGATTTCACCAGGTTCCGTAGAGTGTCCGTTGTTGCTCTGTACGTCCGCTGTCCGCCACTTGGTGTTCAGTTGGGGCCTCAAAGAGCGTATGGCATGGACTTCAAAGGTCGCTGCGTCCTTCTCAGTGCCGAACGTCCAGAGCAGCAGATGATCATCGTCCTTGATCACCACTGATCCCTCTGGCCTGATCGCTGCGTCAAGGCGGTGATGATTGGCGGCGCATGGACGGGAGATGCCGACAGCGCTCCGGCCGATGTAGAGGGCTCGCCCCTGGCGGAAGTAGCCATAGACGACATACCCGAACATGCGGCGCAGCTCGGGAGGTTCAAACACAACGGGAGTCGGCCCCCCGAGCATCAGCGCGGTATGAATCACCGCCCAGTCGTGGGGCGTATAGGACGCTTTCGGCTGTCGAAGCCTCAGTGCTTGGGGATCACCGAGGCCGCGGTACGACAACGCCCGGACCTTTAACTTCAGGGCTTCCCGAGCGTCCTCCTCCGTACAATCGGATGGGCGTTTTCTGAGTAACTTCGCGACTGACTCACGCCGCTCCTTTTTGTTCGCGTAGTAGGCGATGAACCAGGTCCCGCTCTCTCGATGACGGAAGATGCGCCCGCTACCACGTTTCACGCCTTCTGTGCCTCCCTGTGCTCCTGGAGGCGTTCAAGGGTCTTCGCGAGCGTCTTTCGGTCGACTATGGCGTAGCGATAGAAGACCGACATGGAGCGATGCCCGGTCACCTTCGCGGCGACGTGCGGGTCTACGCCGGCGTCGATCATGTCTCGAGCCGCAGAGCGTCGGAGGTCATGCGGCACGCGCCCGACCACGCCCGCGGCCGCGCACGCCTGACGCCAAACGTGCCGATAATCCACGATTGGCTTGCCGTTCCTGTGGAAAACCCATGGGCATTCCGCGGCCGCGACCTTCCTAGCGAGCCACCGTCGCTCTATAAGCCACGTCAGGTCCCCGACCAAGGGGAGGACACGCCCCTCCCCGTTCTTCGTGTCCTGGAGGCGAATCTCGCCCCGTACACGGTCCACCTGAGTCCAGGTGAGCCCCTTCGCCTCCCCGCCCCGCCAGCCGGTCAGGTGCTCGAATTCGACGAGGTCGGCGACGGCTTCCGTGGTCGGCTTCTTCCGGAGCTCGGCGATGACGGCGCGCGCCTGGTCGGGTTCGAAGAAGCCTTGGCGGGCGTTCTGGACCCGGATACTCGGGAAGTACGGCAGGGTCGCAATCAGGCGCTCTTTGTGGGCCAGGCGCATCGCGGCCCGGAGGTTGGCGATCCGGAGGGCGACGGTGCCGGGCTTGTAGCCTTTGTCTAGTAGCCGCTGGCTCCACCGCTTGAGCAGCGGCGAGGTCAGATTGCGGACTGGCGTCTTGGCCCCGAGCTCGCCCGCGATCATGCGCGACTGGATCTCCAGCCACTTGATGCCCTTCTTGCCGGCGAGCTTCATCGTTTCGATACGGTTGTTGAGGACGTCGGCGAGGGTGTCGAGGGGCGTGGTGATGAGGGTGCCTTGGCGGCGTTCGCCGAGGCGTTGCTCGAGCAGGGCTTTCGCGTCCTGCTCGGTGACTTCGTGGGCTTGGCGGCCGAGGGCGCGGGCGACGGACTCGCGCATCTCGACGCCGTCAAGATAGTAGGCGATCGCGTAACCGCCATTTCTTCGTTTGAACACCCGTCCGAAACCGCGCAACCTTGCTTTCATTAAGTCCCCCTCTCCCCCGCTTTGGTTTGTGACGCTGGGCCGGGGGCGGGGGCGCTCCCGTGAGAGTGAGATCGGCCGATCCCACTCGACCCAGCGGTGCGACTATCTTTAATGCGCAGCAATTCCGGGCGGTCAGCATCATCGCGGAGTACATATATCCAGCGGTCCTTCACGGCTTGTGGCCCACTGCCCCAATCGCCGTTACCAGTTGGCGGCGGGAACAAGCGATGCCACGTCGGAGCCCATTGCCAATTACAGGCTTTATAGAGCGCCCCCGTGTGTCCCTGGCTTGGGTCGCTGTAACTCACGAGGGTCGTTAGGTCCGGCCGCGCCTTCGTGATCCATCGACGCCATCGGGCAAATTGTTGAGAGCCGCCGTTCTTCGTCCCGACCAAACACCAACGCACCAGCTCGAGCCAGCGATCATGTGGAAGCCGACGCGACGTAGGCGCAGCCCACACCATCACGCCAAATTCATCTTGCCAAGCGATCCCGCGATCGGTCGGGCCGAGATAGTGATTGCGATCCAAGAACTCGGCGACTCGACGAACGGGAACAATCATCGCTTCAGCCACGGATACGCCGGCCGCTCCTCTTCTATTGCTCGAAATTCGGGCCGCTGCTGCCACGCCTCGATGGCCTTGCGCGACCAGGCGAGGCGGCGGGTGCCGGTTGGGAGGGTCAAGGCTTTGAAGGTTGAGCGGGCTCCGCGTGCGAGCGTGCGCGGCGCGATCCCTACGAGCCTAGCCGCTTCGCTAGTCGTGAGCGTCTCGGCCAGCGCGCGCTCCATCGCGACCGACGGACGCGGCTCGCCCATCAGGGCCAACGCACACGCCATCAGCGTCCTCACGAGAACATCACGCGGTACGCCCCGCGCCAGCTCGGGATTCGTCGCGACGGCGTCGAGGGTGATCACTTGCTGAAATGGAGTTCAAGCCAGAGCATGTATCGCGCCACTTGCTTCCCACATCCCGTGCGCGCAATGAACGCATCGACGGCGTCCTGATCCAGACACTCAGGCGCGAACCGATGGCGCTGGTTCTTCAGGAGTCGGCGGCCCGTCCAGGGATCGGTGCATTGGCAGGACCACGTCGTCTGCACCGGCAACGGCCCCACCACGGGCTCGTGGTATGGGCGCGGCGTCTTCGGACCAGCGCACCCGCAGTAGTGGATAAGATGTCTGGCCTTATCGAAGACACACGCGCAGTCGATCGCGACGGTCACGCCCCAAACCTCGACAGCAGAAACTTGCTCATATCCGTGAGCGCTGCCACGTCGCACTTCCGGGGGTCCGCGTCAGGCGAGCCGAGGTAGGTCTGTTTGTAGGTCTTCACGTCGTCAGCCGTGATCTTCTTACGGGCCAGCTCGCGCTTGATGATGTCCCCGATCTCCCGCACGAGCTGATCCTTGAGGGCGACATCCTCGGGCACGCGAAACAGTGACTCATCTTGGGCGAGCTCATCCGGATCGGAGGGCATCGGCGCGACGGGGACGGCCTGCGACCTATCGCCGCCCCTCGGCCCGCCGCTCTTCACATCAGGGAGATCGGTGTCCTCGAGGTCCTGCGTGAAAATGTCGCTGGCCGCCGTGACATTGAGCACCGCCGCGACCAGTGCCCGCTTGTTGGCGATCTTCTTGACCGTGTTGTAGCAGTCGGCGAGGTCCGGATTCGGCACGCGGTCAACCGATTGCCCTTCGATGGCCGCCGCGCCATCCTTCCACTTCGCGCCGCAGCCGCCCTTCTTGGCGAAGCACACCCAGCCGCCGCCATACTCGGCCCGGCCCTTGATGATGGCATCCTGACCGCATTCCGGGCACAGTCGCGCGCCCTTGCGGTAGGCATACTTCGATTCCTTCGTGGAACACATCCCCTCACCGGAACCCATGCGCTGCCCGCTCGGAATGTGATAGAGCGTACATTTGCTATCAATGGTCAGGTGGGCACCGTCGTAGGTCTTGGTGCTCTCATACTCAGGATCGAAACGGAAGGTCAGCAACAGCTTCTCGGCGCCAGGCTTCAGCAGCGTCGGCTTCTGCGTGCCCGGAATGGTCCCGTAGTGCTC